TAGAGCCATATGATATACTAGGCACTTTAATTTACCATACATTAGAATCGTTTTTGGTACAAGTAACTGAACCTGCTGGTGTTCACACCGATACTTAATAGTTATATTCATGCAAGCAATTTTAATTTTAGATGGCTAGTATCATTAGAAATCTAAGTTCTACATTTAGAGGGATTGCAAAGAAATTTGCAGCAAATCCAATTATTGTATCCAGGTCAAAACAGTTTTCTGGTGAAACAGCATTTGAATTACCATTTAGTAGATTTTACGATTACTATCATGGATGGCCAGAAGTAAAACGTGGATTGAATGGAATTCATAGAAGACTGATGGGTACTGATATTACATATGAATCAGACAATGAAGCATTTACAAAATTATTTATCACATGGGCAAAAGTCGTTGGACTAAGATCAAAATTTGAAGAAACTGTTAGGGATATGTTAATTACTGGAACCTTCAATATGTCCGAAGAATTTACACCAGATGGGAAACTTGGAAATGTAAAACATGTTCCCATGTCTACAATGTGGAAAGCATTTCGTGATGATTTTGGAAATGTACTTGAAGTTATACAAATGATTGATGGGCAAATGCATAGACTTAGCCCTGATTACATGATTCACTATGCAATTAACAATCCAGAAGAAGAATATTTTGGAAAATCAGAAATCTTTTCAATTGCAGTACCACAAAAAGTTACTGGTGAATTTGATGAAGATGGAAACTTAATTGAAGCAGACAAATATCTGGTGTCTGTATTAGATAGAGATGCCAGAATTAGATTTTCACAATTAGCTACTGCAGAAAAACATGCTAAATCAATGATGTTTGTTACAATCAAAGGTGAAACCAATAAACAAAGAATCAAAGAAATTGAAAATAATATCAATTCATCTGACACTAGAAAATTCATTACACTATCTGATAAAGAATTTATTGTCAATAAAGCACAACCTGATATTTCCAGTGTGATGAAAGATTATACTGATGATATGAAACAACAAATTGCAAAAGCAACAAATTTTCCTAGTGAAGCAATAGATAACCCAGGAAGTGCAGGCTTTGCTGCATCACAAACACCAATTCAAGAAATGATGGCCCAAGTTGCAGGGATTCAAAAAGATCTTGAAGAACTAATGGTTAATACAATAATGAAAAGAAAATGTGAAGACTGGAATTTTGATTTCTATGAAGTAAACCCACGTTGGACATTTTCAGCATTCGTAGAAAAAATTGTATTTGAACAATACGTCAAACTAGAAACAAGTAAACGAATTTCTGATATGGAATTTAGATCAGGGCTTAAATCATTTATTCCAGATTTGAATGATGATGAATTTTTGGAGTGGAAAGAAAAAAATAAAGAAGACATGATGCAATTAGAAGAAACTGTTACACCAGGGAAACCAAAAGATCCAGATGCACCAGAAAGACCAGACATTGAAAAGGAAGCACCAAAACCTGATACAACTAGTGCAGAATCATTTACAAATCATCCACTTCACAGTCCTAAAGCAATGGAATCATATGTTAAATCAATAGTTCAAAAAGATAAGGCACTAGAAAACTTTGCACAAGTATTATTCAAATCAACATTTGGTACAAAATATGAAACAATGCCTCCAGGAATCACAGAAGAAGATGTTGAAGAAGCACTTAATGCAATTAATGATGGTGTACCTTCAAAAGAAGTGTTTGCTGCATTCAAAAAGAAAGCAATAGAAGCAAATACTTTTGGTGATTTATCTGCAGAAATTAACCCTGCTGAAATTGGATTGCAAGCAAAAACAGAAACAAGACACCAAGATATAACTGAAATTCCACGTGGTGATGAAAAGAAAAAAGTAATGAAAGACATTAAGAAAAGAAGTCAAACAACAACAGTTGAAGAAATTTTTACAAGAACTAGTGGACAAGATCCTTTAAAATGATTGAAGGCTTCAAGCCTTGCAGTATTAAAACTGCAGAATTTATGAAATCATTAGAAGCAGCAGGTGGTGATATTTCAAAAATGACTGCAATTGAAGCATTAAATGGTGAAGTTATTGTATTTGAACAAACCAATGCTGGCACAAAAATTCATGGAATGCTTGCATATCCTGGAATATCCGCAAATGGAAAACTGTATTCTATTGGTGAATTGATGCATGGTGATGGTATAGCATTACCAATTTGGTTAAATCATGGAACTATGATTGGAACAGATGGAATTGGGCCAGATTTACTACCTGATAGTTACAGGGCCAGATTAGAAGCAGGTGAAGAAATTGTTGTTGGTTCTGGCAAAACTTGGTGGAACCCTGAAACATTACAATTATTACATGAAGGACTGATCACTGATCCATTTTATAAAAACCCTGAAATTCTGAAAAAAATGAATGTTTCACAAGGAGTATTACACCCTGCAGATTTACCACAATTTTGTGATGAAGTAGCATGTTACAAAATTATCCAAAATTCAATCTATGAAGAATATAGTATTGTATTCAAACCAGGGTTTTCAATTGCAACATTAAGTACAGAAGCAGTTGAAAAAGATAGTAGTTATATACGTGCACTAGAAAATCAAAACAATATGGTTGACGAAACCAAAAATAACGAAACAACGACTTCTACAGAAGCAGAACAAGCAGGTGGAACCATGCCAAACGCCAATAATCCTACTACAACTAAGGCAATTATTGATGCTGACACTGGTGCACAAATACCTGTGAAAACAGAACCACTTCCAGAAGAAAGCACTGAGGCAGATAATTCTAATGATGATCCTGAAAAGGAAAAATCAAAAGAAACCGAAGATGAAAATGATGAAACCAAAAAGAAAGCTGATGAAGCAATCAAAAAAGGTGAAATGATTATCAAGGCTGCTAAAGAAGCAAGAGCTACATCTGTCAAAGCAAAAGAAGCTTTAGACAAATTAAATGAAAGCACCAAATCTATTGAAGCAAAAGACCTTGAATATAATGGGCCAAACGCTGATGTTAGACAAAGGACTGCTGCTCAACTGGAATACACGAAATCCTTGGAAGTAAAGGACAAGCTAAACGAGCAACTTTTAGCAATGGCAGAAAAATCTTTTGAAGCCCAAAAGACTGCTGCTATTCAAAAAGCAAAACTTGGTAGTAATGTTAATTCAATACTTACCAAATCAATAGAAGCTGCTAACATGGCCCCAAAACAATGGATTGACAAGTTGATTAGAGGTGATGAAAATGTACCTTGGAATAAAACTTGGAAGGTTTCACATCAATACGTTGACAACTTCGTAACTAGTAAGTTCCGAGATGTGAATGAATTTGGAAACCACGTAATGAAATCCTATGAGAGTGTTATGGGTAAAGACTACCTAAAGTCATTTGAAGCAACAAACGCTGGAATGGCTGGTGGTGCAGATCCTAATAACTTCCAACGAACTCAAAGTGAATTGGTACTAGTATTTCCTAACGGAATTATAGTTACACCAATTCAGCAATTCTGTGAAACTGCAATCTTAGCCCCTGGCAAGAAAGAACATCTATTCTATGATGTTGACATACCAGAATTCTTTGATACAGATGAAGCCGATATGGATGCAGGCGGTGGTGGATTTGCACTACAAGCCAGTGATGTAACAATCAATGCATCTGGTGGAAAAACAACTGCACAAGGTGGACTTGTCAGAATCGGATTCACTGATCTTGAAGAATTACCAATAGACATTATCCAAAAAGTCAACATTGGTTTTGCAATGCGTGCAGAAGAAAGAAAGAACTTCCAAGTTCTTAACACTGCATACAACAACGACACAGCATATAATTCTGCAACAGATGCAGTAAGACCTGCTGGTGGCGGTGCAAAACATACAGTTGACATTGTGGGTAATAGACACTGGATAAATGGTAACAGTGCTGCAGAAATCACCACAGCAAACGGTGATTCGGGTGCAACTGGTGCAATGACTTTTGCAGCATTACTTGCAGGTAAGAAAAAGATTGAAGACACTGGGTTAAGTGTAGAAAATGTAGTAATGTACACAACTACACAAGCAAGAAACGACTTGATTAATGATACAAACATCTCAAGATACGTTCAAAGAAGCCTTCCTGAAATCATAACGGAAGGAATAATTGAAAAATTATCTGGGGTACAATTAATCACAACAAACAGTCTTGCAACACACCCAACTACTACTACGGTAAGTAGATCTGTAATGTTCGTTCCAACTGTTTCATTTGGATTTGTTACTGGTAGGGAACTACAAGTTGATGCTGAAAGGGTATCCAGACAGCAATCTGTATTTGCAACTGCATCTATGAAAACTGGTGCATTTTGTAAAATCAAAGATTCAACATGTAGACTAACTAGTAGAAACACTATCTAGAAGAAACCTTTATCTTCTTTTTTTATTTTAATAATACATGGCAGACTATGTTGCAGTTTATTCTAAAAGGGATAAAATACAATCTAGAACTGGTTCAAGATACAAAGTAGAAGATGTTGAAGTAGCACAAAGAAATACTGATAGTAAGATAAATTCTGCTCTTAGGGCCAGAATGGGAAACTTTGATGTAAATGGATTTAGAATTATTTTACCACTAAGTGGAACAACTGAATTAATTGATGATTATTCTAAAACTTACCAAGCACCAATTGATGATCATATTCGTGCAATTGCAGATGATCTTGTTATTGCAATGCTTGAACATGACTTTAGTGAAAACATTGATAGAATGGAACCTGCAGAAGAATCACTTGAAGGATACATTACAGAACATTTTGGTGCAGTATCAGGTGATATTCTTGATTTCACTTCTGATTTTCGTAGAGCAACAAAAATTTTAACAACTGATGGAAAATATATAAAATTTGTTGGCACAAATAAAGTACTTGCAGCAATTGAAGTAAAATCAAGTACTAATATTATTAATAATACAGTGAGTTAATCCAGGCCAGTTACCTGGTAACACCCCTGGAAATGGTTCTAATTTAGAATCTTTTTAACCTGCTTATTGTATACAATGTGCAGGTATGGGATACAGGGTAATTCATTGTATGAAACATCAATATAGAATTTTGATGTCAAGATTGTATGTAAGATCTAATGCTGGAAAACGTGGGTTTGTTCCTATTGGATGGTGGTGTAATGAATGCAAAAAATGCTATCTGGATACATATATTGATGGCTTGAACAATTCCACATTCAAAAAATATTTCAATGTCATGTATAGATAATCCTTTTATCTATGCAATTAAACAATATTTCATATGGCAGCAAAGAATTCTACTGATGAAATTAATCAAAGAACCAAAGAAACAGTACTTAGATCCACACATGTATTTCTAATTGATGCTGATGATGGAAGTAGTAATTTTGAAACAAAAGGAATTGAACTTGGTGAAGTTAAGAAAAAATCAATAAAATCAATTACAACAACACCATACACACAAATTGAAAATGATGATATTATTCTAGTAGATGCAACACTTGGTGCTGCAACAGTAAATTTACTTGGTTCAGCAAATAGAACTGGCAAACAAATTATAATTAAAAAAATAGATGTTAGTGCAAATTCTGTAACAATTGATCCAGCTAATGCTGAAACAATTGATGGTGCTGCAACAAATGTTTTATCATCACAATATGATTCAATTACCCTAGTTAGTGATGGCGTTAATTGGATCATAGTGGCATAGTTTGACAACTTTTAGAAGTGAAGAAATCCTTGATATAATCAAAGAAGCAACAACACCATATCCCTATATTAGATATTTTTCAGAAGAACAATTACCATCACAAAGACTTTATCCAAGTGTTGAAGTTCAAAATGTCAAACCAGAAATGGACACAGTAGAAAAAGATGTTACAGAAGTTTCAAACAGATTCCAAGTTATTATTTATGATAGATATGGCGGTGATAGAAGTGCTAGTACTGAAAATCTTAGAACCACTGAACAAAACATACTTGCATTATTAGTTGCAGCAACACTTGATGCAGATCAAGATTTAACAGTTGGTAAAGTAGTACTTGAAAAAAGAGATTTCACACGTGGGCCCATTAAAGTAAACCCTAAAAAAGTAAATGGTATTCAATCCACACTAATATTTGAAATCCAAGAAACACAAGCAACTGAAACTGGTGTAGTATTAGGTGGCCAAAATACAATAACAATTGGCATAATTGCAGATGCACAAGTATATGATAAACCAATTGAACGTGAAGAAGATAATGTTGAAAGCGTGTTTAATGCAGCAAATGTTAGAACCAAAACTTTTCCAATTAATGAAGATCACCAATTCTTCTTTGTAATTGGATACACTGATGTAAGGGCCACAGAATTAAGATCATTAAAAAGAACACGTGCAAAGATTACTGCAGTTTTCAAAAGAAACGGTGTAAGTGAAAATAAAGTTGGTTATCTAACAGTTGTTGAAAATGGTGCACCATTCAATTCAATTGAAACATTAGACGTAATGATGGAAATAATCAATTAACTTATTTAGTTGGACTTTATGAAATAATCATGCCAGCCTGGAATCAAGAAGCAGATCTTGTTGGAATTTTTAAAGGTATTTTTGGAATTTATGATAATGGTAATCATTCCACTGGTGTATTATTCACATTTGATCATCCTATAACTCTTGAAATGCTTGATCAAGCAGATAGTGAAAAGTTTTATTCTGCTGCTGGTAAAAAAAGAAAAAAATCAACTGGTAATTCATCAACTTATAGACTTGTTGTAAAGAAAACTGCAGATTTATTTGATACTACAGATCCACCAACTGATGTTAAAACGATTTCATGGTTTAGAAGAAAAATAAATACTGATAATGAAATTGTTACTGGTGCATTTGAAGGAATTGATGAAGCAGATAGTGCAGTTAATAAATTCATACGAAGACAATTTATTGCAACAGTTGAAACAATTAGAGATATTCCACGTGAAGAAGGACTTGGTGCACAAGAAATTGAAATTGCTGGTGAAATAATGGAAGATGTAAAAGAAGGTCATAGGCAAGCATCATAGTAATGTCCACACAAATTAAATCAAAAAGAATTCAATCAATTGGTATTAAAAAAGGTAGAAAAAAAGTACTACAAAGATTATTTAAAGTAATGCAGATTCAACAGCAATACCCAGGTTTCTTAGAAATTCAAGCAACAAGAATTTTAAATGAAGAATTAATTGATCCAATGCAAAAAAAAATGGAAGCAGCAGGTTATAGTAGAAAAATTATTGATTCAACACGTGTTCTTGAAGTAAACATTGGTGGTGATGGAATACTTGATTATGCAATTATATCTGATTATGAAGCAGATGGTGGATTTGATGTTGCTAAAGGTAGGGAAGAAGGAACAGAAGGTGTATTTCTTAGACCAATATTCAAACTAGCACTTACATGGATTCAACAGGGAATAAGATTATTTTCATTTGGACATTTTAGGCCAGGAATAGATGCAACACATATTGTACGTGATGTAAATAGAGAAAATAACCCTGCTGCACAAGCAAAACTTGACCAAGAAACGGATCAAATGTTTGAAAAAATCTTAAAATCCTAGCATTATAATCCAATTACATGGCAGTAATTGAACGTGGTAAACTCAAAATTTTATCTAAAAATGATCTTAAAGAATTAGAACGTGATGTAGTACAACAAGAAAAACTAGCAGCACGTAATGATATAGCCAGTGCAAAAATTGCACAAAGAGTTGGCCCAGCATTACCTGGTGCAATTACCAGAAAGCAAAGAAAACTTGGTGTACTTGGATTGCTTGGTGGGCGTGGTGATGAATCTGGAATATTACAGAAACAGAAAATAAAAAAAATTCAAGCAGCAGAAGAACTAACAATTACAAATAAAATTTTTCAGAAACTAGGAATTACAGGAAAAACTAAATCATTAATCAGTGGTGCAGGTGCACCAATCCAGAAACTAAACCTTGTACAACAAATGAACAAAAGACTGATCATTCAAGAAAAAGCCACAAAGGGATTAACAAAAGCATTTTCTAAATTTGGTGTACTTGGTGCTGCAGCAGGTGGAAATGCTGGTAAAGTATTTTTCAGTCAAGGATTAATGAGCATAACAAAATTTGTTCTACCAGTAGCAATTGTTGCAATGATTGCACAAGCAGCATTACAGTTATGGATTGATAGTTATGGTAGGGGCGGTATACGTGATCCTAGAAAACCAGTCAAGGATGATGTAAAAACTATCATTGATTTACAGTTTGAAGAATCAATTATTTCTGCAAAACTATACTTTGCAAATAGTAGAACTTTAAAACCAGGGCAAGAAATTAGAAGTAATACAATGAATCTAAGAGATGGACACAACAGAACAAGAATTACACGTGTTCCATATGGGCGGTAATTAATAATGCCTTCTGATTTTGTTTTATTTTGGCGTGATACTAATACAAAGAAATCTGATCCACTCTATGACACACTAGATAAATTGATTGCAGCAAAACCATTACAAGTTCTTGAAGGTGATGAATTTAATTCATTAATTGATTCACAACAAGAACCACAAATTAATACATCAAATGACCCACATTATGATCCAGCTAGTGATCCAATTATTGAAAAACAATACAATGGAAATTTTGGTAGAAGATTAGAACTAACAATAAAATCAGATGTTGACCAAGCAGCATGGCGTACAAAATTAAATGATTTTATGAATCTTATTCCAGTAGAACCTGCTTATCACGAATTTGGAATTTTTGGTTTCTTCCATCCAAAACTTGGTGATTTTGATGTAGATCCTACAAATGCATTTGGCTATACATATGACCGTGCACCAGTATCTTATACTTCTGGAAATGAAGCAGTAACAATTATTCTAACTGCAACACTTGGCGGTAATCAAAAAACTGCAGGGCCATGAGTGCAACAACTGAATACACAACAGTACTTACACTTGTTGATGCAACAAGAACTACTGATAGAATTGTAATTTCTGTAAATGGTGATGCAACTGATGGAAATTTAACACGACATAGAAAAGAAGGTGCATTTAGTTTTTCAGTAATTAAGAAAAATAGAAATGCCACATTAACACTTAGGGCCAAGAATGGATTATTTACAACAGTAGCACCATTACTTGTTGAACCAGAAGCATATGCAGCATACTATGTTGAATACCAAAAATTCCAACATACTAGGCCAGGTGAACCAGGACACCCTGATCCACTTGGAAGGGTTGGTGAATTAGTTAGATATGAAATTACAGAAGCATCACAAGATGCTGATGAAAAAGGTGAACTTGTAGTACTAACATTAATTGATATTGCACAAAGAGGTAGAGAATATTATGAATCATCACCACAAAAACTAAAAACACCAAGTGAAGCATTTAGAAATTGGCTTGGTGATTTAACAGTAAGTCTTGGTGCAGGTGCGCCATTTTTTTCATTCACTTCTGGAAATATAGATTTACCAAATGAACAATTTATTAAACAAGATTGGCTACCTGGTGCATTCAAATCAACCCAAACATTACTTGAAGAAATTATACAAAAAGTTTCAAAACCTGCATTAGTTGGTGGAAATTTTACAGATTCTTATTGGTTTTATGTAACACACCCAACTAGAACAAATGAAATTGAAGTATTTGCAGAAGATGTTGGATCAGTATCCACTGGTGTAATACTTGATGCTGCACGTGCAGCAGGTTCACAAAATGTTTATGAAAAAAAACACAACCACATTATAAATAATAAAAATTTTAAGAATGTTGCACTTGTACGTGCTGCAAATGGAATACACACAATACCACTAGCTCACACAATATTTGCATCTGATTATGCACATGCAACAATTTCTGATGTTTATTCTGCCATAATCACTTACATCAAAGGTGACTTTGTTAAATCAAACAATCAACTTTTCAAATCACTTGTGGCATCAAACCTTGGTAATACACCTTCTTCATCACCAGTTCAATGGGAAAACCTGAGCACTGCAATAAGACATACACCACTTACAACTTCTGTTGATTTATGGAAGGCAATGGGAAGTGGTGATGATCCTACTGGTGACGCATTTTATGAAACAATGTTTGTTGATATGAATATTGTAGTACCAAACTATGATAGAACAGATGCAACAAATGAATTTGAATCTGTTTCAATAAAAGATCCAGAAGATTTTATAGTTGATCCAACATCAATACCATCTGGTGAAATTGTACATGGGAAACGCTGGCTTGTAAATGGTGGTACTGGTGATTGGGCTGGACATGGTGGACAAATTGCACAGTGGGATGCATTCAAAGAAGGCGGTGCAGATTGGCAATTTTCAAAAAATCCTGTAACAGATGATACTGTACATGTAAGAAGACTAGGACAAATTTTTAGATTTAACGGTACTGTGTGGTTACCTGATTGGACACTTACAGCAAATGCAAATGTTGCATCACCATTTCATCCAGTTAAAGCAATTAGACTTGCAACAGGGCCAGATGGTGTTGCAAATTCTGCAATTGAATTTGAATTTGATTGGAACTTTATAAGAAAAGCACAAAATCTTGCAAGTAGATGGGCTGGCTGGTCTTATAGAGTGTATTCACCACATAGAAGTAAAGGTGCATTATCACCTGGTGATGTTTTTAATGTACCATTTCTTGATACAAATAATTTAGAATTTGATATTGTATCTGGTGATAATGCAACATCAAATGGTGGTGTTAAAACAATGAACCTTGGGGCAATTCGTGGAATTGAATTCAAACAGGAATTAGATTTTCGTGATGCATCTAATAATAGAATTGATGGAATGCCAAATATTCCTGGTGTATTGTGGTGGCGTGACTTACAAGATCGTGTAATCTATACAGATGCAAATATTGAAAATGCTAAAGGATGGGGAAAAATAAAAGCAGATGCAGGGCCACAAGCAAAAAGTTACAGACTACATGAATTAAGAATTGATGAATTAGAACAAATACTTGGCTACGTATTACCAACAGACTTTACATTGAAGGAAAAAGAGTTTACTGGAATTCAATTTGATTGGGAAAAAGTAGTAGAATTTGGTTGGTTCTATAAAGGATCATACACTGATACATTCTTTTACAAAGGCTCACAAGATAGTTTCCTTGATTTGTTTCAAGAACAAATTACACAATTCTTTACTACTTTAGCATTTCCTACTACAGGCGGTAATTTTGTAATTGATACAGTAAAACTTAGAATGACAGAACTAAGATTTTTGAAAGATGCAATAGTAAGTACTGCAACTGGTGTAACTGCAAATGCTAGAATACTGCCAGTGAATGCAAATAGGTTTTCAGATTATCTTACACTGGTTGCAATTGGTGAAGGTGAACTTGCACGTGCACAACATTATCCAATTTGGACACCAATAGATGCATATGCTGATGTAAGATTACGTGTTGGAAGAACTTTTGTAGCACAAGGTGCAAGATGGATTGGAAGCCCTAGAACAATGACATGTGCAGAATATACAATTTATGAAGATGGAAATGGTACTAGAATGCAGGTACTAGGGTATGAAAAATTTGATGGGTGATCTATAATGGTTTTTGCAGAACTACCTGGTGAAGATACTGAACTTAATAATATATTTTCAAGACTGTTAGAATTAGAAAATCAAGTAAACAATCAACAACAAGTATCTGATTTATCAGTTGGAACTGGTAGAACATCACTTGAAAGTTTTGGAGCATTAAACACTGGACTATCTACATTATTCACACTTGCACCACTTGATCAAGAAATTACAAAACTATTATCACCTGCTGGTGAAATCCCTGCTGCACATACAAACGCAATTGTATCACACCCAACTGATGATCCTTTAAATTTATTTTTTCTTGAATCACCAATTAATGATGGCCAAATAAAATTCTTACATCCAGAAACAGGTAAAGATCTTATTCTAAAAACTGGTGGACATTTTACAAATACTGCAGACATTACAATACCAGATGGAACTTTTACACTAATGCTATGGAATGTTGAAAGTGGTGACAAATGGCTAACACTTGCAGGTGATAATCTTGGAAATCATATTGCTACAAAGGATATTAATTTTGCAACATTTGATGGAATTAACATTGATAGATTAAGATTTGTTTCAGATAGTGCTGCACCTGCTTCTGCTGATGATCCATCAATTTACTTGGATGGTGTATCCAACATGGTTTACAATATCGCTGATCAAAAACAATGGTTCTGGACTAATAGTAATGAAACAATTATGCAACTAAATAGAGAAGGTGTAAATAATGATACTGTTTTAACAGTTGAAACAAATGCATTAGATGCATCTGCAGTACCACGTATTGATATATTTCGAGATGATCCAAGCCCAGCTAATGATGATGAATTTGGTAAACTAAGATTTATCGGTACTGATTCAGCACTGGCTTCACAAGTGTATTCTCAAATTGCAGTTGAATATGAAAATGTTACTGCTGGTAGAATTGCATCAAGTATGATATTTGCAACATCATTTGATACTGGTGCAACAACACAATTCAAACCATTCATGATCATTAATTCTGCAAATGATGAACGAATTAGAATGGTAGAAGATGTTGAAATAGTTCAAGATCTTATTTTACAGTCTGGATTAGATACGAGTAAATTATTTTTTGATGGTGGTGGTGATACGTACTTTACTGGTTCTGCTTCTTCTGGAAGAATCAATGTTGTAAATGATAATGTGAATACAATGTTTTTCGGAACTGATAGATTTGAATTAACATCTGATAGAAATCTAATACTCAATACTGGATTTGTTAGAATGGGTGAGAGGGCTGATCCAACTGCTGGTGTTAATGAAGGAATGTTTTATGTAAAAGATGTGGCTGGTATTTCAAGACCATTTTTTGTTGGTGATGGACTAGCTGCAGTAGATTTAACAACTGGTGGCGGTTCGCAAACCCCTTGGACTACTAATATAGATGCAGATAATTTTTTGTTACAAGATTTTAGAGGGATAGAATTTAGAAATGCAAATCAATCTTCATTATTATCAACTATTCCATATATTCACTTTGATGATCCTAACCTTTTGATTAATGTTCCAACTGGTGATGGGTTACTTGTTACTATAAATGGTTCTCAAAAGTTTGGTATTGGTGCATCTATAATTAACATGTTTACAAATGTGAATATGAATTCAAATGATATTACATCAATAGATGATTTAATTTTTAGTGGTGCTGGATCACTTTTGAATATGAGTGGAGGTGATATTACTGGATTTGATGTATTGCAAGCAAATGGTTCTGGTAGCACTCTCAATATGTTGGGTGGTGCGATTGATATGGGTGATGGTGATCTTGTTGATGTTGCAGATATTACAATAAAAACTGGTAGTAGAATACTATCTGCACAACTAGCAGAAATTGGAATTCAAGTTGATAATGCTGCTGCTAATATTGGAACATTGGGACTGCTTGCAATTCCATCTGGTTCATTACCTGGCTCAAAAACTAAAGCAAACATGGATGCTGCATTGGGAGATCATGAAGGTGCAATGGGATGGGATACTGGATTATTACTTAGATTGTGGGTTAGAAATGTAAATGGTAATTGGTATGGATTTGATTTTGATGCATCTGTTACAAGTTAGAAAAAATAAAAAAGTGAATTAAATAAATTCACTAATGTCAAAACCACATTTCATCTTGCCCATAGTTAAACTATCTTCAAGAAAATGTGGATAACCTTGTTTTGCAAGTTCTGTTATACCTATCCATTTTTTACATTGCCAATCTGGATCAGATTCATCAATATGTGTTGCATAACTGAACCCAGTAGAAATTACAATCACAGTAGCTAATACTGATAATGTAATTATCAATGCTTTTTTGTTTTGATTCATGTAGCATATTTCATGTAGCATGTAATAAATATTACACAATAACCTAGGCATAAATCATTTCTTAAATACATGCATACTTTCATCATCCTATGTCTGAGCATTTTTATCTTGAAATTGCTGCTGGAACTGCAGTTGGTGTTGCAGCTATCTTATCACCTTTTATTTACAAAGGGATCAAGTATGTAATTAAAAAAGATAAATGCCTAACAATTTTTAGAAATAAACTAGAACACCAAGAAGAAGAAACCAAAAATGGTCATGATACTCATAAAGATCTATACAAAGAGTTAGAAGAAGTAAAGGTAGAACAAGCAGCTACTACTGCAAAAGTGGATATTTTACTAAAGCACTTTAATCTAAAATCAGACTAATTTTAATAGTAGACAATATGCTACATATTCAATGAGTAAAGACAATCCTAACCAATTAGGAAATCTAAGCAAGAATGAAATGGCAATGATAGTTGTTGGTGTAGTACTTGTACTAATTGTTGCAACATATGCTGCAACAGTAATCATTGGTGTTTGGAATGGCAAAGATAACATTGTTGTAACTGGAACAATTGATCTTGGATTATTCCAAGGTGTTGTGTTTAGTATTGCAGGTGCAGGTATTTTGATGCTGGGTATTACCCAAGGACAAAAGATTGCTGCAGTAGTATCAAGTGGGTTAAGAAGTCCAAATGGCAATTGGGCACGCACTAACATGGCCAAACAATTGAATCAAATGATACAATTTTATGCTGATGATATTGTTAGAAGTGAAAAACTACTTGCAAAATTCAATTCAATGAAAGAACAATATCCAACACTAAAGGATAATTTTTCAGAAGAAATTGATGCAGTTAGTAAAGATATTGTAGATGCACAAAAACAAATGGCAGAAGCAATTGCTGAAAAGAAACGTGTAATGAACGATCAAGCCTGGAACAACTAGAAACCTTTATCTTCTTTTTTTATTTTAATTTAACATGGTTAATTTCAGTACTGATCAAATCAGATGTTCACTAGTTCAAGAAGATAACCCAGGTAAAACAATCAACTATGTACTAAACACACTAGACGGTGAGATTGTTGATGAAATAGATATTGGCCAAGATATATGGAAATTCAATTGGCCACCTGATAAAAAATATTTTGATTGGAAATTTATAGATCATACACCCGATATGACTGGTAAAGCACAGCTAACTACATTTCAAGAAGCATTCAATTCTTTTCAAAAATTAACAAAAATAAAATTAGATTTTCAAAAACTCACTGGAATCAAAACTGATCTTACAATTGAATGGCGTGAAGATATTGAAACATTTGGAAACAAACTTGGAGTACTTGCACATGCATATCTATATTATCCAAATTCAAAATTTAATGGTGTAATAGAATTCAATGATTCACCAGAAAGCAATTGGTATTTTACTTCATTAGGTTGGCCAGTTGAAGCACACTTTGTTGATCCTATAAATTTCCATCCAGGACAAACTGATAGACTAGGTAATTTAATAATGAGAGCCAGTCAGCCAACATTACAAATTGCAATGCATGAAATATTTCATTCACTAATTGGAAGACATGATTTAGCAAATCCCAATGAATCACTAATGGGGCCATATGCAAAGCCTGGATATGTTAATGGAATACTACAGAAACAAAATTTCTATTGGGATACAATAAGCAGCATTCCAAGAATGCAAGATAGATTTGGAAGTTCAGGCATATTGAACCGCCATTTATCTAGATGGCGACAACGAAGGGTTTTAAGATCTTTGTACAATAGAAAATAAAATCTTTATATAATGTCTTGTAGCAAAATGCTACATGGTTAAAACAAGCAAGTGGACAAATATTAGAGCATTAAAAACAGATGTTAAGAAATGGAATACTTTTCTAGAAAAATATACCCTAGGTTCATTACCTTCATACATGATTAATGCAATAAATTCTGCAATTTCTAAAGACAAAAAGAGGCTGAAATAATTGGTAGAATCAATAGATGATTATGTAGTTAGAAAAATGATGGAAGTACAAAATATAATCCAAGAAGCAACAGAAGCAAAAGCAATAATGAACCCTGTAATTACAGATGGTTTTGATCCAGCAATTGGTGCAAACATTTCAATTAACATTAGAATCAACGAATCAAAATTAAATGAATATAGGAAATTAAAATCTCAATAGGTGAAATGATTGGAACCAGATAAAACAGTACAAGAATTAATGAAAAAGCCACGTGATCAACATGATGCAGGTGCACTAGATGTAATCCATGCAAGAAGAAAAGAACTATGTGATTTGTTTTTTGATAAATCAAAATCTACTAAAGAACGAAATGCAGTGTATGATGAAATTTCTGCAATCCACAAGTACTTTGATATGAAACCAATTTTCAAAGTTAAAGAAGCACGTGGTGCAATCCCTTCAAAACCAACTAGAACACCAGAACAAAAACTAAAAGATTCTGAAAGAATGTTATATGATCTATGGCCAGCAGCAAAAAAGTATGCTGAATCACAAGTACCAAAAGATGAAACTGGAATGCCAACAAAAGAAGGCCCAATTATTGTTGATAAAAATGCAAAAGAAAGAAGTATACTTGCACAAGTATTTTTGTACAGTATGGTGGAGTTGTATAAACAATAATGAAAGAGTGTATTTCTTGTAGTTTTGAATTAGACGAAACATGGGTTTTCTGTCCTCAATGTGGTGAGGAAAGGAGTGATGGTCAATGACCGAGTTGAATAATTGTCCAGATTGTAATACTCACACATACAAATTTTGTCATGAATGTCAGATTATGGAAGATAGGAAAAATGAGGTAAGCGAAATTGAATAAACGTCAAATTGAGAATCCAATTATAGCATTTATCAGGTATGCCAATCTAATTATCTGGAAAAGAGATATTGGTTTTACTCCATACGATTTGGAGGATGAGTTAATTTGACAAAACATTCATTCGGTTCAGGAGATAAAGCCTGATGCCCGATTCTACAAAGAGCAAGGAGACTTGTTTAAGATATTTATCAAAAACTGGAATGTGTGGTAAACCTGTTTTTACAGGATTTATCATGAAATCATGGAATGGTAATAATGTTAGAATTGGATTATGTGAAAAACATTCAGCAGATGAAGGAGTCAGACGAGTCAAATGACAGAACAGCCAAAGGGGAACGAGCCAGACTGTAACCATTCTTGTAATTGCACTGATTGTTTATGGCGTTGTCCTAAATGCTATCCTCAAATTGTTACAAATAGAAAGAAAAGGGAGTTGTTAGATAATTGATTAATCAATCGGTTACAAGGGGTTCAAAAGATTCAAGTCCTAGCCCCAGGTGGTTACTTGATTTGTTTGGTGGATTCTTTGACCCCTGTCCGTTAAGAGAACATCCAGATTGGGACGGTCTAAAAATAGAATGGTCTAGAATGAATTATGTGAATCCCCCTTATTCAGATAAGATACCCTGGATTAAAAGGGCAATAAAAGAACAAAAGAAAGGAAACATAACGGTAATGTTGTTGCCGCACGTACCTGATGCAGCCTGGTTTTTTGATTTGATTGTACCTAATGCTAAAATCTTGGGTTTTAGAGGTCGCTTGCAATTAGATAGTGGTAAACATCCTATGTATGGTTCAATGCTTTGTATCTTTACGCCTCATGTAACCGAAAGGAGAAACAGGTAGATGAGGAACATTCATGGTTTAATTCATAGACGAGTTAGACAAATAGGATTTTTACTTAGATTACCAAAACATGTAATATTCCATAATCAAGAATATGGCTGGAATCCTGAGTTTATCTTATGTGATGAACCTTGTGGTTATTGTTTTGATGGATTTTATGATTCGTTAGACTGTCATAAATGCCACCCTGACGATAAATTCATTCCTCAGCGAACAAAAGGGGGAAAATGTTAGATGACGTGTGATTGGCCTGAATGTTTTGAAGAGGCTACAGTACAAGAAGATAATTCAGAGTATTGTGTTTATCATTGGGAGTTAAATCGATAATGTTCTATTGTGCATTACATAAACGAAATCACCATTGGATATGTCCTCCATGTTATCAAGGGTGTCCGAGTCAAGTTACACTTCGAGGTAAGAGTTCTCAATGAAACAATATCAATTCTTACATGATTGCATCACACCTAATCTTTCAGAAGATTTCAAAAAAGAGTACCAATTTATTTATGAATCAATCATGCGTGAAAATACACTTTCAAACATTGGGAAAGTGAAGAAATGACAAACTTACTTGAAGAAACACTATCGATTCTAAAGAGTCATGACAAAAGCACTGTTGAAATTAAATGGGTTGGTAATGGTGAATATGTTATCTCTTGGAAAGAATTTGAAAAGATTGCAGATATAGACTATGATTCAGGATATGGTGCTCAAGAGATTGCTAGTGATTTGTTAGTTGTTGGTGGTACTTGGTGGTTAGAACGTTCAGAATATGACGGTTCTGAGGGTTGGGATTACAAAACTCTACCTGAAAAGAATCTAAATGCTAAAACAATTCTCAGAGTTACTAAACCAAATGGTATGTGGGATACATTAGAGAGGCTACACGAAGAACCCCAAGATACCGACAAAGAAGAAGGGAAAGCGATATGAAATTTGAGGAACTTAACACAGTTATGCAGTATCTAGCATTGAAAGATCAATGTCAACATCTTGCATCTAGGGGATATTCAACCAATTTCTGTTTACAAGTCATGCCAAAATTAGAAGAAATGATACACAATGAGTTATTTCCACTAGGAGAATTATTTGATTTTTGGTTGGAACAAACAGGTCAAACAACAAAAGAAGATGAGGGTAAAGCATAATGGAAGTTAAAGAAAAACCAAATTGGTTAGAAAATTTATTCATCTGTAAAGTATGGAAAGCAAATTACGCCATGAATCAAAACGAATCACAGTATCAATTTGCATTAGATTGGGGATTAAAAACAAAATATTGTAAGCCTCATTACTGTTCAATGACAGACAGAGACCATAAATTATTCATGGATTATGAAAAGGATAAGAAACTAGGAAAATTAAATCACTATACACTTGAGGTTGAACGTAGTTGAAGTGTTATAATATAACAATGTATATAACTAAGGAGTTGTTATAATATAACATGAAACAAGTAAAAACTCACAACATACAAACAATCCAAAAAGTCTTTAGAACAATCCCATTAAGAGAGGGGTTGGAAAATGGATTTGTAACATATAGAGGCAGATATTATTTCTAATGCCTTATTTTTTATTTTCTTGTAAATGCAGTCATTATTTTATCAGTTCTAAACCAAAATCACAATGTTCAAAATGTGGTCTAAGAAGTGAGGGTAAGAAATTAAAATGAGATGTTATAACTGTAAAACTAACAATACGTTACCTGATTTAGATTCCAATAAGGAGATTTGTCAAGACTGTGGTAACGTCTGCCAAACAACACTTGGAGTAGAAAGTAGTTGATTAAAGAATTAAAGTGTAATTCAACCGACCAATGTTGGCACATGGAGGCAAGAAATCACCATTTTGAATGTGGTTTTTGTAGTGATTTATTTTGTTTTGAATGTATCAAAAAACACATTGAGGGAATTAAATGACACTCAGGAGAGATTGTTCTTGAGTTTAGATAAATCAGAAACATTAACAACTGAAAGAACATGTGCTGAATGTTCTACACAGTTAGAGATTTTAGAGTTTGATAGACGTTACAAAGAATTACCTGAATTAGTACAACTGTTTTGTCCAAAATGTGAGTCAGGTTGTGGATTAATTGAAACTGCAACTATCGTACAGGAGTTTTTTATGCATTGACTCAAAACTATCTTACTAAAACTGAATTGGTAGACTCATTAGAACAAGGAATGGATATGAAAGGTATGTCACAATTCTTTGATATTACACAATCCAAATTAAGACAATTAAGAGATGGAAAATTACCACCTAGAACTAGAATCCCTATGGGTAAACATGCTGAACTATGGGAGAGAGAAGATTGATTGAAGATTTTGAAACTATTGAGGGTACTCTAAACTGTTCTAAATGTGGTAAAAAATGCAAGTATAATGAAAATGGTTATGACTGTGAATGTGGTTGGAGTGAGTGTTAATGATTACACACATCAAAGGTAAACATGAAGAAAAACTCAAAGGAGTCACTAAAACTTGGATATGGACAAAGAATGGATATGTAGATGAACAAGGCAATCCCAAGAAAAACAATATAGATTATTCCAAAGTAATAAAGTTTAGTGAAATACCAAAGTATAGTGAGGTAGAGCAATGATTCACAAACCACAAAAATTTGTTGGTGGTTATTTTGAAACAAAAGCAATTCAAATCAAAGTACCAACTAATGCAGAATTAATTTCAATTGCAGACATTGATAGATCTGGCAGAATCAGAACCAACTATGGTGATATTGAAGCACTAGCTAATACAATGCTAGAAGTAGGAATAGAACAGCCAATACTAATTACACCAAAAATGAAACTTGTAAAAGGTGAACGAAGAATACAAGCATTTGAATCACTTGATGCAACTGTAATTCCTTTTGTAATGTTAGATGTTGATGATCTAGTTGCTGCAGGTTTTATTGGAACTGGTGCACGTAAAGGTTACACTACAAGGGAAATTGGAACCATTATTGATTTGATTGAAAAGAAGCAAATACTTGGTAGACCAACAAAAGACAATCCAGGTCAGTTACCTGGTAAAACAATCAAAATAGTATCACAAATTACTGGTGATTCACCAGCACAAATTTCAAAGATTAAAAAAATCATTGATAGTGTTGATGCAAACCCTGAATTTGAAAAGTTTTTAGATGATTTGGATAAAAAGAAAAAATCAATCAATACAGTACATACACTAGTTACAATCAAAGAACGAAATTTACCAAAGTTACCAGCACCAGAAGGCAAAACTACATTGCTATATGTTGATTGGCCCTACAAATTCAAAGATGCAACTGTACGTGGTGGGGCATTGAAACATTATCCATTAATGACACTTGATGAAATTTGTGATATTAAATTACCAATTGCAGATGAAGCAGTTGTTGCAATGTGGATACCAAACAGTATGAAGTATGATAGAATTAAAAGAATTACTGGTGAACGTGAAACAATAGTTGAAGCAGGTGTAGTAAATCACGTAACACAGCATAGAAAAATTATGAAACCAATTTCAAAAACTAGATCTACAATGGAACATATCTTAGAAGCACATGGTCTTGAAGTTGGTGCAGAAATCATATGGCATAAAGATAAACCAAATACTGGTTCTTACACACTTGGATACCATGAAACATTGTTACTTTGTTTCAAAGGTAAGAAAGTTGTACCAGTAAAAAGATTTGAATCTGTTATTGATGCACCAGTTGGTGAACATTCTGCCAAGCCAAAAATATTTGCTAAAATGTTACTAGAAATGTATCCCAATAGACCAGATGCAATTGAAATGTATCAAAGAGAGCCAACAAAAGGTTTTAGAGGATATGGCAATCAAGTCAAATAATCAACCATCAGCTTAATCTTTTTGATCAATTAGACTGATATTCAGACTTTGTAAAGTATTGTTGAATCAAAGCATGTGCAAGAATCAGAAAGATCTATTTGGTAATCCCCTTAACAAATTAGATTCTGCTGCGTTTCTTGCTCATACTTTGAGGAATCATAAAGTAAAATTATACAAAAAATGTAGCAACAGGCATTGTAAAAATGAAATTGTAAACAAACCTAACAGACATTATTGTATGGATCACATTATAGATGAAGCAATTGAAACAGATGTTGTAATTGCATATGTGCACCCCTTTGTTTCCAGTCCAGTAACCAGGTAACTGACCTGGAAATGGCCCAATTGGGCCCAATGTTGTCCTGCACATTGTATACAATGAACGGAATCTACTATTTTATGTAATTTTATTGACAATATCTTTATTACATGCTACATGACACCATGCTACATGGAACAAGATAAAGAACTAGAAATTTTGAAAGAAAAACAATTACAATCAAGATTAAAACAATTTGACACAGCAAATAAAATTGATATTGGAATTGAAATTGAACCATCAAATAACTGTACAAATTGCGGTGGAACAGTAGAACCAGAATTACTTAGTGAATTAAAACCAGGTGCTAATTTTTGTCCAAAATGTGTATTGATGGCTGCAGAAGCATTTGCAAGATCTAAATCATTCATGATTGAAATATCATCAAACAAAAAAAGAACATATGCAAAAATCAGTGAATTCAACACAGTTACCAATTCATTAGAAAATCCCCAAATTGTTGATGTAATGAAAATGCCTATTATTTCAATTGTAGGAACCATTGATTTCTTCAAAGCAGTACCAGGAGTAAAGAAAATTGGAAAATAAAATAATTTTATCACTACCATCTTATTGTGTATCACCAAATGGTTCTATTTTATGGGCCATGCATATGGAATGTGGTTGTAAATGTGTCAAGGTAATTGAACGTGATTATATTTATCCAGAAAATATTGATGTATTGGTAAATGCATGTGATACCCATTATCTTGCTGCACAAATTAAACTAAATACAGATCATTGCAACCATCTATTCTATGAAGGTATAATGCTTGCAGTAGTTGAAACAGATGATCTAGAATGAAGTGTGCAAATTGTCAACATCATCATGCAGAAAAAGAACCACACGTATGTACATTATTGAATTGTGATAAAAATTGTGATGAAAATTCTTTTGTTCCACTTACAGAATCAGATGAAATTACAGATGAAACTTTTCAGTACTATCAAAGTGTAATTGTAAAATTAAATGATATTGAGGAACGAATTAGATACATGTTAGACTGTATTCCAGGAATGAGAAACACAGATGATTGGCAGTTTATCAATCAATACTGGCATTACTACCTAGGGTTTTGTGCTGGAATGCCATATACAGTTCAACTATACAATAAAATTCACAATGAAGCACAGCCAGATAGCATTACTAGGATGCGTAGAAAAATTTGTGAACCAGAAAGAACTGCAATTGTAATTCTACAAGATGAAATAAAAAATGATAAACTAACAAACAAAGATAGAAGGTACTGGTTAATTCAAAGTGAGATTGATCAACTACTAAAGGAATCTAAATACTTGCCAACTGATAGAAAATTATTAAAATCCAAAGGCATCAAAGAAGATGCAACAAAAGAAGCAGTACTACTTGAATCATCATGAAAAAATATAATGACACTGGCAAAAAAGCATATGTACATTTAGCTAATAAAAACAGAACAGAAGAATCTGATATACCTGATAAGTTTAGAGTAATGAAATATCTGAAAAGACATTTTAATTTACCATGTTTGACTGGTGAAGCATTCAAGATACCTGGCAAAAACTATGCAAGATACCCTGATATTTATGTTAAAAATCATTTGCCACATCTAGCAATTTTACTTCATGGTGGCTGGCATGGATATGGTGAAATCATTAGAGAGTATGACGTAAAAACAGCAGTTGATTATAAGCTACTACCAATGAAATTAATTGAAATTTATGCTGCACAAACTGATGATTATAGTGAAGAAAAAATTGTGGAACATATGGTGGCACTTGGATTTGAAGATTTGATTATCAAGGATTCTGATCTTGAAGTATAGCAGAAGCCCTTGGGCAATCATTAACAGTGCTGCAGTGAAACCTAAGAATCAAAAAATAGTAATGAAGAAAGTAAAGTTAGCTACACAAGACAAGACAAAGAAATGTACATTTTGTGGATTACCTGGTACTAGAATTCCATTTGGTAAAGAAGTTAGAACACTATGTAAAAATCACTTGAAAAAATTAAACGCTAAACATGAAAAATTCGATGTAACTAGTACTACCTTCACGAAGGCCAGCCAATTATGAATCAAATGAAAGACACTAGATGTAAAATCTGTGATCAAGATTTAAACAATATGACATATGATGAAATGATGGCACATGTAAATAGACACGCTGCATCTAATCCAGATCAAACAGGAATTGATGATTTTTGAAACAAGGATTACTATTCAAAGATTCACCAGAACCATCAACTGATTTTACATGCAGACACAACAATTGCAACAAAGTATTTTTTTATCCAGATGAATTTAAGAAACATAGATTAGATACACATAATCAAAAGTTTGAATATTTTCTAGAACCTGATAAAAAAGTTGATTATGAATTTACTGATTCAAATAAATATTCTCATTCAGTATTAATTCCAGGACAAGTTGTAAAGAAATGGTTGAAACCAGATGAATCACAAGGCTTGATGGCTGCACCACTCTATGTTCCAAAAAGACCAGTCAAAAGATACTATGCAACAAAACAACAATTAACTAATATTCAAAATGGTATCTGCCATTGTGGTAATTCCTTTGTGTGGCCACGTAGAAAGCATTGCAGTGATGAATGTGCAAACAAGTATTGCTATGAAATGTTCACTGTCTGGTCTAACATTAGAAATTCTTTCATTAGAAAATCTGCAGTAGCACATGATGAAAATTCTGGGTATGGTAGAAAGTGGCATTGCGAGCATTGCAACTGTTTAATGATTTCTGATTATCAAATAGAAATTGATCACATTATAGCAATAATGTTTGGTGGCCATCCTTGGGATGAACGAAATTTTCAATTATTATGTCATGATTGCCACGTAATCAAAACAAGATCAGATAGACACATTCAAAAATTCTGGCGTGATACTCAATATTATGATCCAGTGTTTGCACGTGAAACCCCACAACAATTATTGGAACAATTCACACAGGCGTAAAGTATTACGATCAATATATTAAGAACCATGTAGCAATTTGCTACATGAATAAAGCAAGTAGAATTACCATCATGTTAGATGGTGATATACAAACAGCATTGCGTAAAAAACAAGCAAAACTAATTACTGTTAGCACACATAGTGTTTCTTTTTCAGCAGTACTTAATGCAGAACTTAGAAAGGTGGTTAAACTATGATGGTGGAATCATCTATGGCAACACAAGAATCACTACTACAATTTTTAAAAAAATACAGTGGCACACATAAGCTAAGTGAATTACACCAAAGATATGGTGCTGAAACTCGTAGTGCACTATCTAATCTTGAAGAAAACAAACAAATCAGATACCATATTGATACTGATTCAAGATTTAGTGGTTGGGTAATTGCAGAAGATCAACTACCAGAAGGATATGTACCATCATTAGAAGGTAGTACATTACCTGCAAAAATATCTAAATTTCTACAACATGGCCCAAAAACAAAACAAGAAATCATCAAAGAGTTTGAATCACTTTACAGTGAATCAACAATAAGAGGTCGATTGTCTGAAATGTCACGTGCAGATCAAGTATTTAGAAGTGGTGAAATCTATAAACTAGAATCACAAGTTGATGAATCATGAAAAGCCCAGCAAAAGAAGCAACAAAAATTCTTCAACAAGAAAGACTTGATGCAGTAACTAGAATTACACAAATTGATGAACAAATGCATCTACTTACAAAAGAAAAAAATCTACTAGGAGTTAGCATTGATAAAATTGATGCTAAACTTTCCTAGTTTTTTTTGGTGATATTGATGGTGAATTCATTAAAGTGTCCATACTGCCCAAAATCATATGAACTAACAACACATATTGTAAATCATATCAAAAGAAAACATTGGTTAATTCTACAAGAACTTGTAAAAAATCAAGAAATGCAACATGAAAAATTGATAAAGTTTGCACAAAAAATTACAAAGATACCCAAAACAATCAAAATACCCTATGAGTACGTTGATCTATTCCATAGATAATGAACCAAAAAGAAAAGAAGATAATACAAAAAATCAAAGATCTAATAGCAAAACTTGATAAAGATTTCAAAGAAATAGAAGATGGTGTGTAATGATGATTCACTTGGTTCTGATATGGATATTGTCATGATGAACCTTTCTTACCTGAGCACACTATTTAATTACAAGGATCAAAACAAACCATTGTGTGGCAAGTGTATGCCAGAAAGTGGACACGACTTTGCATACTTAGCTTTGATTCATCATGATGATCTGGTAAGATGGCCACACAAAATATTTAATTACTTGGATTATATTTTGAATTTATGGGAAGACAAACAAAATTCAAAGGTGAAGCAACACCAGGTGTATTTGCTCAAAATGCTGAATTTCTAGCATCTGATATTAAAAGTGGTGCAAGATTTGATGCAGGTTCGACTAAAATTCTTATAACCATTCAATTAACTACTGCAGTAAAAATTCAAGCAACAATTGATGGAACATTATTTGGTTATCTTAATGGCGGTGTAGCACTTGTAGCAGGTTCAATTTTTGAATTTGGCGTACGTGTAAAACATGGTGCATTAATTAATCTAAGAACAGATGATGCAGCAGGCACTACTGTTAGTTTTTGTGAAATCCATGAGGATTCAAGTTAATGCCATTACCACAAGGAAACCCACCTTCACCAGGTTCATTAACAATTGATGCATTAGATGATACATTAAAACCTAGAATAAAAATAGGTGAATATATTGCTGCATCAGATGAAGCAGAAAAAACAATTAGTTTTGATGCAGTAGATTTTACAAAGGATTCAAAAATAGTAGTAGACGTGATGGGAAAAACAACTCTTGCATTTACAATGCAAATGAGGCTTAATGGTGTGACTGCTGGGGATTATAATTCTGATTTAGCGAGATTTACTGGAGGATTAACTACAGCACCAGACAATTTTGATAATATTTCAACAATGGTAGTATTCCCATCACAAATTAATGACGCAGGTGGATTCTTTCTTGGAACAATAGATGTTGCAATACCTGAAGGTGCAGGTGCAGACAACCCAATCATTAAATCAGATTTTGCTGGTACTGATGGCAGATCAATAGGTAGTGGAAGATTAAAACAAGACCATGATTCAATCACATCTATTACACTTAGAACAAGTACAAGCACTTGGAAAATTGGAACAAAGATTACAGTTTATAGAGTTCCACTTTAGTATCATTCTTTAAATAATTCTAGGTGAATCACGTAAGTAATGAATGCAAAAATATATGCAATTCTACCAATTATTGTACTAGTAATAATCATAGCATCATTACTTGAAACTGCATTTGGTGAATCAATATTTTATTCAAGTGGAATAATTCTTGAAAACGGTATCATTCCATCATACATTTGCACCATTTACCCCTGGTTATCTTGCTGAACTTTATGTTACTAATTTAAAATTTTCAAAAAAACTTTGTTTTATAATTTACTACACATGAATCACAGTATCTTAAATCTTATAACAACGTGTTAGATCTTCATGGGAATAGAACACCATACTAAATTGGGTGAAACATCTGGCCATAAAGATCAAAATGAATTATTTTTTGAAAAACCATTATCAGTAGAAGCACCACCAGGAAAAGTTAGTGAAGTACTAATTGTTGCATTTGGATTTCTGCCAAGCATACGTGTTACATTTGATAATGGTAGCATATTCATGGATATTGACACACAGGTAACTGATAGAATACACCACTTGCTGGATTTTGTACCACATAATGCAAAGTTAAATTTTGATACAAACAATGGTGCAGGTGTAGATATTGATTCATTTATCGTACTAGAATAATCAATGTATAGTAATTTTTTTAATCAATAGCAGTATAACTGAATAAGATGAACGATCTGGCCATGTGAATCATCCTAATCTTTTTATGATACTAAATTTGTAATGCTACATGGATCAAATAGAATGGAATTATAAAATCACAAAATCTAATGGACAAAAGAAAGAAAAAGATGTTGGAATTGTACCACGTGGTACTGAATTCAAACTATCATTATCTGCAAAAGGTAGTAATGAACAACTAACCACATTGATGGAAAAGATAGCACCATTAATTGCAAAATTAGGTGGCCAAGATACATTACCAATTGATTTTGAATGATTGAATACTTTGATGAAGAAATAATTTGTAGGGCCTGCAACAAGAATATCAAGAAAGTTAATCAAATTACCTGTACTGAATGCCATGAAGAATCTAAGCCTGAGATGCTTTAATGGTTCTAAATTAGCACCATTGATCTAAAAGGTTTCCCCACACCCCTTCCAAAATCAATAGTTTTAGTAGTGTTACATTACGCAAGGTACACTGCAATTGCAAACGCTTGTTCAGCCAAATCACTGCAATATGGCTTCACAACCATTTGCAATCACAGTTAAATAGAGATATTAGAATAATTAGATATGGGTTATAATTGGAAAGGCCAAGGTTATGAATCAATTGAAGCATTTCGTTCACATTTGATTTATTTTGAATGGCCTATTGTAGCACAATTTGTTAAGGAAGGAACCACTGGCATCAAAGATATTGATGAAGCACTTTCATTAAGACCAATTCCTGGAACAAAACCTAAAGGTAATCAATCAAGTAAGAAAGTAGTATAACTTACTTACTATCTTATTTTATTTTACATACATCATACTAATTCTCGTACATACAATCTAACATACTATCTTACCGCCCACGAAATGCAAATTTTTTATTCGATCAGGCGTGATTGTATACAAAGCCCTTAAATTCATGAAATTCATTAATTGTATTGGTGATTAGTGAGTAAATGTCAATATTTAATCCACGTGAATCTGCAGTACTAACTACTTCGATCTTCAACATGCCAGAAACAAAAGCAAGGGATTGGATTAAAAAAGAACATGGTTACACATTAACTTCTAATCAATATCGTTACACACTTGGCCAAATTGATGCAAATGTTGAGAAAAGAAAGAAACGTTTCATCTTAGAAGGTGTACTGAAAAAACAAATTGAAGCAATTGATAGAATTGATCAACTGATTGGATTAAGTTTTAAAAATGCAGAAGCATGTGTTGCTGCAGAAAAATTTAGAGATGCACAGTTTGTATACAATAGCATGGCCAGACTGCAAGAAATTTTAACCAGTTATTATGATGAAGTACAAGGCATTATAGAATATGACAGTGACCAGAACAAAAAGATGGAAGACAGTAGAGAAGCACAACGAATCGAAGATCTCAATGGCTTCTTTGAATCAAGCAAAGGAAGCAGCAGTAGACACCTTACCACAAATTGATGCAGCTAACTGTTACGAATTTACAATAAAGTATAGGCCATACTTTGAAGGCAAACGTAATATCTTAGAATTTTTACCAATGTGGAAACAACCATATGAAGATGAATCTGATGAACAGCGATATGTAATTGCAAGACAACGTGGCAAAACATCATTAATTGGAAACAAACTTGCATACAAAGCAATTACTAAAAATAATTCTTGGCAATTGTACTGTACATATGAAGATGAATCAAGACGAACATTTGTTGGTGCTAAATATCGACAATCAGTATTTGGTGGCAAAGATAACTTCCTTGCTAAATTTGTAAACGGTACAACACTTGGTTCAATGAATCATATGGATTTTCTAAATGGTAGTAAGCAAGATTTCATTACACATAATCATGACTTTACACACGCTGAAGGAAAATCTACTGATGATAATTTTCTAGATGAATGGCAATACTTGAACATGGTAGCATATGGTAGGCTAATACTTGCATCTTCCTGGACACAAGGTAATTCATTTCTTGCAGGTATCGGTGGATACATTGGCACTAAACATCACAAAGGATGGCTTGAATCAAATCAAATGGAATGGATATATGACAATGAAAAGTGGCGTGATGGTTTAAAATTCCTAGGATACAATTGTAAAGAACTACTTGAAGATGAATTTACAATTGGAAGAAGCAGATTAGTGTGGGGTAATTACATGAAACCACTACTTGCAGGTAAATGGGTATCACAAGCAAATCATGATTCACCAATTAACGGTTATCACATGGGCCAAGAAATATTTCCAAATGTTCCAGTTACAGAAACAGAAGCAATGCAGAAATACAAAATTTCTATCAAGTGGTCTTTACAGTGGTTGAAGAACGAATTAACATATGATGAATACATGCGTCACATTAAGGCCAAGTTCATCAAAGGTGCAGCAAAACCATTTCTACGTGAAGACCTTGAAAAACTATTTGATAAATCATCTTCACTAACACCTGCAGACTTAATTGATAAAACAAAAGGCCCCATACTTGCTGGAATAGATCTTGGTGGTGGCAACAAAGCATATACAATAATCTGGATTGCACAAAGACTACACCCAACTGCACCAATTTTCAAAACATTGTACGTAAGACGAATCAAAGAAAAAGATGTTGAGAAACAAGCAGACATGCTAATTTCATTAATCAATGCATATGAAGTTGATATGGTTGGAATAGATGCTGGTGGTGGAACTAGACAAGTACAAAAACTACAAGATACATTTGGGCCACGTGTTGTTAGAATTAATTATTATCCAATGGGCAGGCCAGAATTTCCATTACCAAAACCAGAAGAAATTGATCAACTGCGATATGATAATAGATACATGATAGATAGAACATATGCAATTGAGCAACTACGTGATCTTATGACAAGGTATCATGTGCAAGGGAACAATACATTTCCTAGATTAATTATTCCATATAATACTGGATTGCCTGGATTTACTGATACAGATAATGATTGGCTCATTGACAACTTTGAAGCAGTTGAAGGGGTTATGGTACTACGAAAAGGCAGGGAAACTATGGTGTATGAACATGATGAAACAGAACCAGATGATGCAATGCATGCACTTGTGTACATGTTTGTTGCTCACTTACTCAAAAATGATAGTTCAGGTTGGTTTAAGACACTCTAATGAATCATATCATTACAGGTTGAGAAGACAATCTAAAACTACCATATTACAAAAGACACCTAATGATTTTATCCAATGTACTATTCAGAAAATATTCAAAGAAAATGGTACTAAGGTAACTAAAACTTGTATCAATAATGGTGGCTTGGGCCATAGTGGTGCTTGTGAGTACTTTAAAGTAGTCAAGAAAAAGTGGTAAATCGACACTGTTTTATAGTGATATGTAGCAATATGCTACATGGAATATGACATTAAAGTATCAGATGAAACATTTGATAAATTGATGGAAGTAGTTGAAATACTAGCTGCACCAATTGATTCAACTATTTCTGGTAAGTGTAGGTATCATTATCATGCTTGATACATATGATTCAAAAGTTGATCACTCAGAAGATGTTGAATTACATGTCAACAAAGAAGGAAAAGTTTTTGGATTTAAAAATTTAAGATTTGATGCTAAAACTTGTACATTAACTGCTGAATTTGCAGGTGATGTTGCTGCAGGTATGAAATATCTAAGTACATATGCTAAAAAAATTAGTGAGTTGTTGATTAAAAATTGAACACCAGTAAACAAATCTTTGAAAAGAATAGACGAATCAAGAAATCAAAACTAGTTGATGTAATATTTCATACAAAGAATCACTTCAAAGTAGTTGATGGAACTAAAATAAAATATTGTGGTGTCATTACTGCTGATGGTATCTTTAATGCATGTAGTTGTCCTTCCTTCAAATTTGGTATGGACTACATGAAAGATTCAAAATGCCTAGCATCAAACTATTTTTCAGAACATGGCCACACTTTTTCTTGTAAACATATTATTGCAGCAATTGTAAAGAAGGATGAATTGAAATGAGATATGAAGGCGACATTACTACTTGTAAAAGATGTAGTTATGTACATTATTTACAAGATGAATTGATTATTTTTTGTGAAAAATGTGGTTATGATATGAGATTATTATTAACACCTGATACTGAAAAAACATTAACTGAAACATTAGATTATAGTTACAAGAAAGCAAGAATAGATGATCTACAATGAGTTTTGAAGAAGAATCAGATGGCTTTGATTGTATTACATGTAGTGGTACTGGCCAAGAAATGGAAGGTGATGTAGTGGTTGGTGATTGCCCTGTTTGTTTTGGTAGTGGCATGTCTTGATTGAAGTAGCAATTTGTATTGCATCTGTTTGTGGTTGGACATTAATCATTGCTGAAAATCCAATTAGTTGTAATGGTGTACCAGTAGATGGGTGCACATACTATTATTCCAAAACTATCTATCTTAGTTATTGGAACCCATGCATTTATGCCCATGAAATTAATGAGCACACAAATTATGAAAATAATGTAATTCACTATGGTGTATGTAGATATTGACACTTCGAACATCTAAACTATCTAACAAAAAGACACACAACGAAAACCATAAAGGTACATCTATAGATGATTTCACTGATGATAACTAATTTAGATTTTTTAGAATTTTGTCTAGATAGGGCCAGATGGTGTATCTTACATAGTGAAGAACCATATATTGCTACATTAGCATGGCTAAAGATATTTGAAAATAATTTAGACTTGATTAAAATTGTGTAGATCTTGCACTAGGAAATTCAATAATAAATACTGCCAACAATGTGAAACATGTGGCCATCCTGGACATAATGGAAATCTTTGTGGTGTTGGTGTTACTAGAATTATACCAAGAACTGATGGAACAATTGAATCAATTGGTTGTACTTGTAAAGAAGTATCATATGATAGGGGTACACATGAAATTAAAACACTGCATTAGATGTGATATTTTAGGTGCACAAGTTACATTTGCAATATTTCCACTTGATTCATTTCGTTGGTGTAGTGACAAGTGTTTACTATTGTGGTGTAAAGAACATAATGTAGTGTATGACGGTGAGATTGTTGATCGTGTTGAGAAAAGAAAAACCAAAGAGATTATAAAGTTAGAAGATGTAGCATGACTAATGAGTGATCAAAAAGAAGCAGTAATGGAAATTCCTAAAAATCTAAAAGGAATTTATCAACAATTACAAGAAATAGATGAAGTATTATTAAGTCCAAAACAATCATTGGATATTCTTGTAAATGGTGATAAGCCTGTTGCTGCTGGTAATCCAGAAACAGATTCTAAAAGCGGTACAATGCCAAGTATGGAAAACTTAGTAACTGTAATTGAATCAATTCGTAGAAAATCAAGTGAAATATCTAGACATACAAATAGATTAGTTGGTAACTAATCACAACTTTTTTATTTCTATTATTTTATCTTAGTTTATGCCAGTAATGACAATAGAGAATGAAGCACTATATCTTGAAAATGTAGATGATGGCACTGGTAAAAATCCACAACGTGGATACTTTGCCATAAATAAAATGGTGGGCCCATTTACTAGTGAATTTGATGCTAAAGAATATCTAAAGAATAATTCAGGCTAATCACCTGGAATACTATATTTTTAAATACCCCTTTGTAGCATATTGCTACATGTTATATGAAGAAAAGCAAGCAGAAACAAGACCAATAAATCCAATCAATGGTAGTTTTTTCACTGATAAATGGGGCCAAGGATGGGAATTTAGAAACGGTACATTTCAAAAATCAGCTAATACTGCAGAACAACGAAGGGTGAAACTTTAGATGGTACATATCAATGAAGTACTAGTTGCACAAAATTATGCAATCATCCAACTGCTAATGGAAATTACAAATGAACAAGATGATGATACCAGTAATGCAATTGAACGTGCAAACAATGCTGCACAAGGATGGCTTGAACAAGTAGATCAAACACTTGCAGATGATGAAGGTGATGATACTGCAGATTAATCAAACAATTTGTGGCCTAATTAGAAACCACAAGAATATAAAAGTTGAAGAATCATTTATGAAAAATGGTGAAGTAAATACAACTTCATGTTCTGATTGTGGAAAAATAATTTCTGTTGGTTGGTTACTTGGTTCTAAAAGTGGACTGGCATCTAAGGGTTACAATCCAACAGATATTGAAAGATGGGCACTTTGTGAACATACTATGAAGCCAGGATACATTTGTACCGTTGAACCATTTGAGGAAATCCAAACAACTGTTACTTATGAATCACCAACACTCACTACAAAAAATATAGAATCAACATTGAAATGTTGCAAGTGCGGATATGGTGTCTTCTAATGAACATTAAAGTAACTGGTTTCAAATCACTTGAAATTCAAGAAATACTTGATGTATCGTATGCAGAAATTATTGATGCTGCAGCACTAACACAACACCCACTGAAATATTGTAATGGATACTTGTTAGCAATATCTGGTTTTGATCCTAGTGAAGATATGAAAAATGATGAATCAAATGGAATTTACAAATTCCAAACAGTTGGATTTACTTCTGTTGAACCGCCCATTTACAAACCAGTGATGAGTAGAAAAGGATCAAATGCAGAAGTATCTGTTATGGATTTCTCACAGTCTGAATTTTATGTTGAAATAACTGAGTACATCAAAAAGTATCTTGATGAAAAGAATTCATGGGATAAAAAGAAATGAAATTAGATCTAACATCACTAATTGAAAAATATGGATGGCCAAGTGTTATTGAAAGATGCACATTCAAAGATGAACACTGTATATTTTATCTTAAATTACGTGCACGTGGATTTTCTGAACATCTAATACATTATTTCTATCATTTACAAATGGAATTGTATAGTGAGAAATCACTTCGATTATTAATGCAGCAGACTTTAATGGGTGGCTTTGAATTATCGGGTGATAAGCCTGAAATCATACTTTAGTGAATTAGGGATGGGTAAACAACATCAAATACCTATTAAAACAAGTAAAATAATGAAAAATAATGCTGCAAAATCAGAAATCTAATGTAGAATTTTTTCCAAAATGGATATGTCCATATGAAGAATGTGGTGCTGAAAATGATATTACAAATCCCACAAGATGCTGGAAGTGCGATAAGAAAAAACCAACTGCAAATGGTTACAAAAGAATACTAACTAAAATTAAAAATAAAAAAGAAAAGCAAAATATTGCAGAAATTGAAACTAGAAAAAAACAAATGAATGTAGTAGAAGATGATTATGATGAATCAAGTACTGCAGTACAATCTGATCACCAGGACACTAACCTGGAATTTGATTTGGATAAATTGAAAAGTGATTGAACATGTGTAAGGAATGTATTACTAAAATTTCAGACAAATGTCCTTGTGATGGCGGTGCACCATATGATATTGTACTTTGTAGTAACTGCAATCGTGTATGGATTTCTTTTAAAGTTAAATAGATGCATTCAAAATTAATTTCATGGTTCAACAAAACCAAACCTATAAAATTGCACGGGTAGATGCAGACCTTGTACTGGCAAACGCTAGTACAACGATTGTTGCAATTCTTGGGTTACTACATGCATTAGATGCCAGCAAATCTTACAAATTCAAATTGAGTTTGTTAGTAGTTGGTAAAGCAGCAGCAGATATTGATGTTGCAATGGGATTTTCAGCAGCAGCAGCAGTACTTACTTATGGACTGACTGGTGTTACTCCAAAAGTATCTGTTGAAGATGATGAACTAATGGTAGCACTAACAGATGATGTAGAATCTTTAATCATCATTGAAGGTGTAATTACCACTGGTGCAAATGCAGGTAACCTAACAGCAGAAGGGGCACAAACAACATCAAACGCTTCTGATCTAACCGTAAAAGCAGGTTCTATGCTCGAATTGTGGACAGTTTCCAATACTACTTAATTCAAAATAGAATATTTTTTCTTTTTTTTAATGGTTCTAAATTAGCACCTTTTACTGCAAAATAGTAAAATACATGCATTAGAACTGTAATTTGTCATGGGTGATTTTGAGACAGGCCAACAAGCACTACTATCTTTGATAAATGAACTAGTGCCACTTGGTACATTATCTGATGTAACATTAACTGCACCTGCAGATAATGAAATACTTGCATTTGATAACGGTTCTGGATTGTGGATAAATCAAACACCAGATGAAGCAGACATTATTGATAAAACAACTACACAAACTATGACAGGTAAAACACTAGATAGTTTTCTAAATACAAATCATGCTGATACTGTACATATTCAAATAAGAAATGAAACTGGTGTAACTATTACAAAAGGATCAGTTGTGCATATTTCAGGCTTTTCAGTTCCACAAGATCTTCCATTAATTGCATTAGCTGATTCAGATAGTGCTGCAACAATGCCAGCAGTTGGTATTGTCACAGATGATATTTCAGATAATACAAATGGTGATGTAACAATTGCTGGCGTATTGGATGGTGTAGTTACAACTGGATTGACAAACGGTGCAACAATTTATGTAAATGGAACACCAGGTGTATTTACAGATGTAAAACCAACTGGTACTGGATTAATTCAAAACATTGGTACAGTTCTAAAAGTTGGTGGTGCTGGTGTTGGAAGAATCAAAATTACTTCAATGGATAGAACAAACGACTTGCCAAATATTCCAGATGGTGAAATATGGATTGGAAACGCATCTGCAGTACCTACACCTGTAATAATGAGTGGGGATATACTAATTTCAAATACTGGTGTTACATCAATTAATACTGGTGTAATAGTTGATGGGGATATTGCAGTACACACTTCAACAAAAATTACAATTACTGCAAAAGGTCAATTGAATTCTAGTATTATTTACGGTGATCAAAATAACTCACTTGGTGCATTTTATGTTGACATTGATGATATTGCAGTGCCAGCAAACCCTGGTGCAAGTATAAGACGATTATTTGTAAATACTGCAACTGGTGAATTATCAGTTAGAACTAGTGCAGGCGCAACTGTTTCACTTGAAGCAGTAGGTGCTGGTGAAGCAAATACTCATAGCTCACTTGGTGGTGGCTCATTTGCATTAACTGCTGCAACACCAAAAACTGGTGTAAATCTAAATCTTATTTCAATTAGTAATGGTAATGGAATGAATGCAGCACTTGCAACAGATGTTCTTACATTGGCAGTAGCATCAACTGTTGTACAAACAGATCAAGCAAATACATATGGTGATTTTTTACAAACTTTCAAAGATAATCAATTAAAGATTAATTCACCAGATGATGCTGATGGTGTTATATTTGTAAATAGCAATCAAACAGCAGATAGAAATCTAATAATTCCAATACTTACTGCAAATAGGGATATTGTAGTTACTGGTGAAGCATCACAAATTGTAATTGGCACAGAAGTCACTGGTGCAAGTACTGCACTTACTGATACAGCAGATATTGCATACCTTAACACAATAAACACTTTTCTATCTATACAGACATTTAATGCAAATGTAATACATGCTGCCAGAAATCAAGAAGATAAAGGATCAGATGTAGTAAGTGCAAGTACAATAACATTGGGTGGTGATGGTAATTTCTTTGACATTACAGGAACTACAACTATTAATGAAATACTTGGTACAAATTGGCAAGCTGGATCTGAAATCTCATTACAGTTTGATGCAATTTTAACCATTACTAATAATTCAGGTGGAACCAATGACATTCTTACTGCTGATGGTGCAAATATCACAACTGCAGCAGGGTTTGTTTTAGGTCTTAGATTTAATGGCACTGATTGGATTGAAATATTTAGAAATACGGTTGGTGGTGCAGGTGCAAATTATGCAATTATAGGTTTTGCAGGGTTGAATTTAACAGCAGCCAATACGTATTATGCAGGTCTTGGAACTCCTGGGAGTTCATGGGATACTACAGAGGCCAATTTTACAAATGATGCTGACTTTGCAGGTGAATTTAATACATTTCACTTTAATGTAAAATCCAATTCAAAAAACACTTCATCAACTTTAACATTTAGAATAGCAGGGGTAGATAAAGGAACATTAACAATCGGTTCATCTGCAACAGGTGAATTTGAAAGTGTGGCAAATACTGACGCAATAGCAATCAATGACAATCTTAATTTTAAGATAATCGCTACAGGTTCTGGAACTATAACAGGCTGGACTGGCTACATAAGAGTTAAAATAGACTCGGTGGAATGATAATAAATGAGTAACACAATATGGAAACCTAGTTTTTGTTTTTGTAAAATAGAGTATGACCATAATTTTACATTTGTTAAATCTCATAAAAAATGTAAAAAACATGAATTAATAATTGGTCAAGCCCATGTTGATATTTTGTTAAGTGAAACAAAATTTTTTAATTCTGAATCATTTGGTTTGGAAATTCCAAGAAGATATAAGAAGTTTGAAAATTATCATGATGCAATAGATGAAGCAACTGTATCAAATGACACCAATGGATTATCCATATTGAACGCATTTCAAAATGATGTGGATAAGTGTGTTAATGAAAGAATTAGAATTAAAAATCTTAGTAAATAATCTATCTTTAAATTGATAGAAAATAAATGATTTTAGACACACACACCTAAACAAAAGGGAGAGACACCTATATTTCCAGTAGGTATTTTTAATTTTAAGTTTTTTTAAAAATTAAATAAAATAATAAAAAAAGAAAAATAACATTAATTAAATCTATTAGCGGACTGGAAACAAAGGTGTGACACCTTTTAATACAGGTGTGTGTTTATTCAATTATGGCCAAGAGAGGTTCAATAGAGCATGAGGATAAAGTAAAAGAATTTTTGAAAGAATTACAAAATAAAGGTTACAAAACAATTAATCTTAATGGTAAATGTCCAGATGGAATAGCTGTAAAAAATGGTAAAATTTGTGCCGTTGAGGTACTTAAGAAAATCAAAACAGTTAGAAAAAATGAAGCATCAGCAAAAGCACATGGAAAATATGTATGGCGTTTTAATGGTGGGCAAACAATGAATCAAAAAAGATCTATCTATTCCATGTTTGATGATGTATTATTTTATACATTCGTAGATGTAAGATATGCCTAAATTCAATTCTTTTAAATAATTCCAAACAAACCATCTTGTAATGCCAACTGATAAACAAATCTCAGATCTTACGCAGAAAATCCAAGATAAACTTGGCCAAAACAGAACACAAAGATCTACACTGAATCAAGCAGAAGAAGCAATTACTAGCATCAAAATGAACTCACGTGAAGTTGAAGAAACACCAGCAGTATCAGCACAACCTGGAAAAGATGCAGTAATGGATGGTGAAACAGAAGTTGAACCAGCAGTATCAGCACAACCTGGAACACCTGCAGTAACGAAACGTGTTTTTGATGTATTACCAAAAGATCCAATGATACCAGCTAAGGATATGGATAATACTAGAAGACAAGAAATTTTTGATGCCACAAAATCAATAATTGATTCATTGTAAATCTTTTTATTCTTTCTTTTTTTTATGCTACATATGAGTGAAGCAGTAGTTCTAAAACTCAAAGAATTGGTTCTAGATCATATGGGCAAAGAAATCCATGAAGCAGCAAGACTTGAAGCATCTAAAGAACAACTGGAAGGAAAAACAATTTCAGAAATTCGTAAGATGGCCCCTGTACTTGATGTTGGTACATTGATTCTTAGATTGCTTGCAACATCTGTAAAACCAAAAGATGCAGAAGAAGCTGGTAAAATCTACACCTATATCAAATCAATCAGAAATAAATTCAATACAGACAAAGGTGTATGGTCACTAGAAGAAAAAGACCTAAAAGAATTGAAAGAATATCTTAAAAAAGCAGAAGGTGAATTACGTAGCCCAATGATGATTGGCCAACTGTTTGAAATGATTTCTGATCTAGAACTAGAATTAAGGGAAAAATTAAAGAAAAAATAATAAATCCTAAAATACTACCTTTTCTTTTTTATTATCATGCCAACAGTAGCAGGTGAAGGTTCATTATTACTTACAAATTCATTTCAAACACTTTTTGAAGGAACTACAAATAACACATTTGAAGGTAAAGTAGATCTTGCTACGTTACAAGCAACAGAAGATGTTGAAATTCGTGGTGAAGAAATTATTGCTGCAGCAGATCCTTATAGAAAAAACAAGCAAGATGAAACTTATGTTGGTGTATTGGATGATCCAATAGTTGGATTTCAGCCAAGAAGTAACAAATATGGGTATAAAATTTCAATTAGACAAGTATCTGGAACACTTAGAACTGTTAAATTCCTGTTCTTTAAATTCTAAATTATGTATTTTGCATTTCCAACTAGAAGAAGAACTGCTTTTTCAATTCTAACTAGTCTTAAATTTCTACTTACTAACATCACACAATTAGAATTTGTTGATGTTCTACAATCAATAATTACAAAACTTAATTTCATTGATAAAAGATCATAATAAAATACATGAAGGATTTAGATAATCTATGGCAAAAACCACTTTAATTTATAGGCGTGGTGATGGTAATTTTAGAAAAGGATTTTCACATTTTATGAATAATATAGCAAGAGATATTCTAACAGTACCAGGACTTGATACATTTGTTTGGCATTTCAAAGCACTTGATGGTACTAAAAGATCAATAACCTGGACTGGAATAGGTGATGTAGATGGCAGTACTAATGAGCAATTTTATTTTGATGTACCTGCAGATTTCTTTAATGTTGTAACAAATTATGATTGTGACATAGAGCCATATGATATACTAGGCACTTTAATTTACCATACATTAGAATCGTTTTTGGTACAAGTAACTGAACCTGCTGGTGTTCACACCGATACTTAATAGTTATATTCATGCAAGCAATTTTAATTTTAGATGGCTAGTA